AACTATGCAGTGCAGCTGGATGTAGCTCACGTAAACCCAGGCAGGGCCACTCTGAGGAGGCAAACCCTGTATTCCCCGAGTGTGTCATACCATGGCACCATACGAGAGGAGAGCAGTGGTGATTGCCTTAGGGGCCTAGTTAAGTACATTATGCCCACTGAGAAGGGCTTTTGTGGAGCACCACTGGCCTTGTCCCAGACTGAGCATTTTGGGGGCAGGGCCTTATTGGGCTTCCACAGTGGGGGCCGTCAGGAGCCCCACCACCGTCTGGGTTACTCAACGATAATCACCCAGGAGTTTGCGCGCCATATTTATCATGAATTGGCGACGTACACTGACAAGGGGATGGAGGAGCTTGAGGCTGTCGCTGATATACCCAGTTGTGAGGCCCGTCTCGAGCTGCAAGCCAAGCTGGCTGATGTTGGCTTGGTGCGCGGGTCGTTTAGTTTGTTGGGCGAGCTGAAGCAGCCCGTCCATAATCCTACAACGACCGCGTTGAAGCCAACTCAGGCTTACTTTGACGAGGTTTTTGGACCTTGCCCCGTGGCACCAGCTCCTTTGAAGGGGCTTTATGTTGATGGGGAGTATGTGGAGCCAATGGTGAAGGCCCTTGAAGCCTACCAGAGTCCCCTGCTCTATAAGGATCCAAAGACTTTGGAGGGAGTTGCCAACATGGCATTTTCAAAGCATTGGGAGGCAACTAAGAACCACCCTCGAGACATTTTAACTTTCGAGGAAGCGGTTGTGCCTCCCCCTGGTTGGAAGCTTAAGGCGCTGAACCGGCGTACCAGCGCGGGTTATAAGTACCGGGACTGGGTGTCCCAAAAGTTTCCAGGGAAGAGTGCTTTCTTTGGCTTTGACGATGACCATTGGTTTCCCACCTCTGAGGCACTTGGCACTCTGCGTGCAGATGTGCATAAACTGTGTCTTGAGGCGCGCCAGGGAACGCGCAACCTACACTTGTTCACTGACTTTCTAAAGGACGAGTTACGTCCTATTGAGAAGGCAGCGGCTGGCATGTCAAGGGGGATCTCCGGTTCCCCTTTAGACTATGTCATAGGCTGGCGCAAGTATTATGGCGCGTTCATGGCGGCGACATTTGACACCCATGTTGACAATGGTATGGCCCCAGGCTTAAACCATTATGTTGGCTGGTATCGATTGTCCACGTACCTTGAGTCAGGTGGGCGCACTAAGTTCTTCGATGGCGATTTTAAGCGCTACGATGCCAGTGAGCAGCCATGGGTGCACGAGGCCATCCTCAATTATGTAAATAAGTGGTATAGGTTTAACAACCCATACTGGGAGGAGGCCGATGATGTGGTTCGGCGTACGCTGTACTTGGACCTAGTGCATTCACGCCACATCTGTGGAGTTGGTTGCCGCGGTGCTTATGTCGTTCAGTGGTGCAAGTCCCTGCCCAGTGGACACCCGTTCACTACTCTCGCAAATAGCATGTATTCGCTGCTCACTTTGTCTGCCTGCTATGTGAAGGCAACCGGGCAGTTTGATTTGTGGGATCATGCCGCATTGCAGACTTTTGGGGATGACAACGTTAATGCTGTTGACGACAGCGTTTCGGAGGTCTTCAACCAGGAGACTGTGGCGGGCATGATGTCCGATATGTTTGGGATGGTGTACACCCCCGGCAGTAAGGCTGGGGTGTTAGTACCCCACACCACGATAGATAAGGTGACATTCTTGAAGCGCTCATTCGCCCTCGACGACATTGCATCCAACCCACTGTTGGGTTCTAATTTGAACCTCGGTGTGGTTGGACCATTGGCTAAGGAGAGTTGGCTCTATTTGCCCTATTGGTATAAGAGCAAGCGCGCTCCCACTGAGGATATGAATGAGCGCATCAAGATGATGTTGTGTGAGCTGTCACTTCATCCCCCAGAGTTGTGGGATGAGGTGTACACAAAGCTGTCTGATTGGTGTGTCCAGCATGGCTTGGACATGCCGTTTACAAGTCGGGAGGCGACCCGCACGCACGTACAAACTAGGTTTGACGTGTGGTTCTGAGCACATTAAATATTTGACGACTTCGGGTGTGCTTAGGAGCAACAACTACTCATAGAGAGGAGAGTCGTCCTAGGGGATCACAGTGAGCTGGTGACCCCATGTATATAAGCTCCCTACAAATAACACAACCAATGAGCAGCTATGCTCTGAAATAGCCGGTTTGACCAAGAATGCAGTGCATGAGCAGTTTCAGGTGCTGCAGATGCCCTCCGAGGCCCCAGTTTGTGCAGATATCCCTTCTGCTAAGGACTATGGCACATCGTTTGAGGGGTCGGATGTGGAGGCTATTACCAAGTATTTGTCTAGACCAGTTTGTGTGAATTCATCGACTGTTCCGGCAACGGCTGGTAACATATGGCAGTATGCTTTTGATACAGCCGTATCCTTCCAACAGCTCATGGATGTGGGTGGGTTTTCTAACTGGGAACGCACCCAGGGCTTGTATGGATTGAAGGCCACTTTGGTGTTCACCGTCAATGTGTCGGCAAGTGCTTTCAACCAGGGCATACTGGCTCTGTCTTTTCAGTACGGAGCCGGCACGGCGTCTGGTAACTACATCCGGAGCTCATTTCTTCCATACACTTTGCATTTACCGCACGTGAGGTTGAATATAGCTTCCGGCACCAGTATGACCTTGCGGGTGCCTTGGGTGTCTGATGATGCTTGCATTCCTGTGGATGGTGACACATCCTTTGGGAATTATGGGGTGGTGTGTTTAACGAGTTTGGTGTCCAGCCCTGTAGTTGTGGGGCAGTCCCCAGCTACAGTCCAGGTTCACTTCCACTTAGAGGACCTGGAGTTAATCGGAGCACAACCTTTCTCTTACACATCCATTTCTTTGCAGGCTGGGGAGCATGGCAGTAGTGCTGCTCCTGCCGATAACACAGCGGTTTCCACTTCAGGTGGTGTGGCGTCGGCTGTTCATACAGAAGGGGTCCAGGAAGGTGTTGTGTCCACTCCTCTGGCTGCCATAGCTACGTTGGGGCGAGCAGCAGCTCGAGTGCCCAGCTTGGCAGCCATTGGAGGTGCCGTAGATTGGTACGCATCTTACTTGGCGCGGACAGCTCGCTCGCTAGGGTTTTCAAAGCCCATTGACGAGACTGTGCCCACGCGTGTTAACAGGTACGGCTATGCTGGGGACACGCAGTATGACTTGGCCTCCACAGCGTTTAGTTTGTCTGGTAGTCAGGCAAACAAACTGGCTGTGGATGGCTCGGTGGGGTGCTATGATACAAACGAGATGGATTTCGATCACATTTTGTCCATACCCTCCTATGTATACCAGGGATCCTTTACGTCTTCAAATGGCGTGGGTGATGTCATTTATGGCACGCCCATGTGCCCTACAGCTTTCTGGTTTCGGAGTTATTTCTTCGGAGCCTCCACGCCGCGGTCCAACAAACCTTTGAAGGTGTCTAACGCGCTGACTGAGAACGCCTTTCTTCCGAGCACTTTGTGCTATGTTGCTGATAATTTTCAGCAGTGGAGAGGTGGCTTTAAGTTTAAGTTTTCCTTTGGGAAAACCAAACTGCATGGTGGAAGATTGTTGGTAACCTTCATACCTCGCACAGTGAAACAGTCTAATACAGCCACGCCAATTTCATCTTTGACGTTGATTCCTGGATCTGTGGCTGGTGTAGTTAATACCACTGGCCATTCTGCCATATTTGATTTGCGTGATGCTGAGGAATTTGAGTTTGATGTCCCTTGGATGTCAACATCGCCTTACCTCAACGTCTTCGAGTCTTTTGGTGATTTATCCATGACGGTCATAGCACCCCTGCGTACAGTGGCCTCCGTGCCAGCTACAGTCGACTTTATGGTTGAAGTTAGCGCGCTACCAAACTTTGAGTTTGCTGTTCCAACGGCAAGCTTGATGAGCCCCGTGCCCGCGCAGGGGGCAACTGCCATAACTTATCAGTCTGGTGTGTCTTTGGTGGAGAATGCTGTTGATTTATCACAGCATGCGGTTGGAGAGAAAATAACTTCAGTCAAACAGTTAATAATGATGGCTGATTATTTTGCGTGGGATCTTACTGGACCTACAGTTGGTAGGAATACGCTAGACCCCTGGTGGAAGACTAACACGCTTCCACTGGCCACACCAATGGGAACCACAGGTACCGCGTTATTTTTCGCGTCTCGTAGTTCCAGGATGGCAGCCATGTATAGCTTTGCACGAGGGGGCACCATGTTCTCTGTGTTGCGGGAGCCTGGTGCGGCCCGCAGTACTTTGTCATGGCGCTTGCACCCTGATCGCACTGCCACAACTGTGGCATCTCTTGGCTCTTTTTACAGCAAGGAGCTGTCTAGGTATGGTGCAGTGTATATTCCTGAGAATCAGGAGGCGGGGCGTGTAAAGGTGGCCCCTTACGCGCGGTATACGCGGCTGCAGGTGGGTAATGGCTTTCTTTTGGGTGGCGACACTAGGGCTAGCCCTGGTGTTGTTACCTGGAATCCAAATCAGTCTGTGTACCCTGCAGTATTAGCGATTAGGAACAATGATGCCGGCCTTAGACGTTATATTGTCGGCAGATCTGCCGCTGATGACGGGATGTTGGGCCGTTTTGTAGGTCCTCCCGTTTGTATTGTGCTCAACAACTTGGCTACAGTGAATCCGGTTTTTGGCAACACTGATAATGAGTTTTAAGCTATGAAGCCAGGGCTGATGTGCGCAACTACCAAGTTGCACGTCTACAACACTACCGATTAGCCTTACGCAGTGGCGCGCGGGCCTTAGGGAAATGCGCCACATTCATGTGTTGACTGAGGTTAAGGCAGGCCGTGGTGGAGCAAGCGCGAACCCATCACGCGCAATTAAAAGCCAGCGATGGCATAAATCGAAACCCCAAAATGGGGTGGGGTAAAAACTTTAAATGTTTAAATGCAGGACTAAGTATGTCGTTCTTGCACCAAAAACAACATAAGATAGCTCTTTGAGCATTAAAATGGGTTTAAACTCCTTTGTTTTCAATGAAAACAGTCCAACGGCTGCGTTTGCAGCAAAGGAATCAGCAGATTGATTCCGGGTACTATGTGTCCGCAGCCGTTTTTGGCTGCTTGTATATATCTACACTATGTACACCGG